TTAGATTGGATTTAGAAGATGACGAAACTATTCACTGAAATCGATTTATTAAAAAAGCAATTGGCTGAAGAGACTAAAGAAAAGTACGCTTTATATAAACGTATAAAGGAACTTAATGAAGAGCTAAATGCTTTAAAGAATAAGAGTCAAGAAATGCCAACTGACTCTGGTCCAGAATTTAGACAAAGGTATAATACTTAATGCCTTTGCTATCAGAAATACAAGAAGTGTCACCACTATTTTTTCAACTCCTCTTCTTCGCTGTAGCTGGTGCTCTTCTTGTAGGAACTTTTATAGCAATAATAAGATTAATGTACAAATTTTCATTTGTAATTTTTTTAATTATTATTGCTTTTTTCCTTTACAATTACGTAAAACTGTAGTATAATAGATCTATAAATTAAAAAGGATTATATAATGACAATGCACTTATTACCAATCTATTATAATAATAACAATAGTAAAAAGCGTAAGCCTTTTCGTAAAGCCGGCTGGAGTAAAGCTCAAGCCGAGCATGATAAATGGCTAATGGATAGAGGTGTACACCCTAGTCAATTAAAAAATAAAAATAAAGATTCAGGTATTAAAGCTCCTGATTATAAAGAGCTTTCCCGGTCTCTACCAACAAGCAACTACACAGGTAAAGTTGTTGGTAAGTCTAAAACAAATGCATACACAGGCACATTTATTACTGGCATTGCCACTATGCATAAATCAAATATGGTGCCAGTAAATAAAGATGCAGATGCAAAAGAATATGCAACTATGAGGAGAAACTAATTAATATGTTAATCACTTTTTTTAAATTAAATGCATTTTTTCCTTTACATTTGCTGAAAACTGGTGTATAATATATCTATAAAATGGAAAAAGAAATGAAAACAAAAGCGGAGAAAAATAATGACATAGCGAAAGCAACCACCAAGTTGTGTGATGGAAGAAATGCATTAGGCAGAGTTAGAAGCACTTCGGGATTTACAGGTACGGAACTACCCAGGGAATCATCGGTGGAGTATAAAACGTTCCCTAACCTTACCATGGGGCGGATCCATCGGTCGGTAAGGTTAGATGAATTGATCGCCGCCCCAAATCATTTTATTACGGAGTGTATATGAAAAATCCTATCGCAAAATATCTAATGTGTTCTTATGCTTACTATCAGCTTAACACTAACTTAATATCCGATCAAGAATTTGATCAACTAGGTAAAGATATACTTGCTAATTATGATAACATAGAACATATGCATAAACACTTAGTAACTAAAGAAATGTTAAATGCTGGTACATACCTTGGTGATTATCCAACTATGGTACGAAGCGCAACAGTGAATTATATTGATAACAACAACATATAGAATGGGAGTTTAATATGGGATTGACAGCACTCAAAGGTAAAAGAACTAAAAAGAAAAATGCAAGAGCAAGAGCACGTACAGGATTATCCGGTGTTCCAATTGAAAAAGGTTTTGACGCAGTAAAAGATTATTTTCATTTACAAGTTGATAGAAAAGATTGTGTAAATCAAGTTAAGACATGGGTTAAGAAAAACTTTCCACAACCATCAAAATATATTTTAGCTAATCCAGAGTATCACTTTACAATGACACATCATGCAGCAACTGCTTTCTGGTATAATAATGATTTAAATAAGACTATTAATTCAGATTCAGAAAAAGCTGCCGGCTTTTTAAATCACTTATTTGATAGAATGATACCTCTTATCGAAAAAGGTAAAGTTATATACCTAAAAAAGAAACAAGCTGAAAAAGTTATAACAATATCTCCGGCGCTTAAGCTGGCAAGAAAAATTAGAAATACTATTATGCAAGAATTACTTGAACTAGAAGATGACTGGATTGCTGGTAAAGAAACCACAATAAATCTTTATGATAGATTCAAGTACCACGGCTTAACAAACACTGCAATAAGTTACGTTAAGCCAATGGTTGAGGGTTGGCTTCTTGATTATGAAGATGCGTATCACAAAAGATGCGATCAAGCTGTCGAAGGTTACTCCCACCTTAAAAAGTCAACCCTCAATCAAAGAATTAAAACTTGTAAGTCGATGTTAGAAGATCTTGAAAGAATAAGATCAGCAACTAAAGCATCAAGAAATGTAAAAGTAAAAGGTTCAGTTGCTATTGACAAACAAGTATCGAAGGTACAATATAAGAAAGAAGATACTGATTTTAAAATTGTATCTATCAATCCTATTCAAGTACCAAACAAAACAAGGTTGTATACTTTTAATTGTAAATATAAAGTAATTACTGAATATGTTACTGATAGTCCAAACGGATTTATAATATCAGGTTCAACTATAAAGAACTTTAATAAGGCAACAAGCAGGTCAGTTAAATTACGTAAGCCTCTTGATTTCTTACCATCGTTCTTATCAAGAACTCCAAAGCAAATTGATGATCTTTGGAAGCTTTATATAACTACTAAAACATTTGCACCAAACGGTAGAATCAATAAAGATACAATCTTATTAAGAGTATTAGATAAATGAATAAAGTAGAAGAACAATTCTTAACAAAAACAAAATTCACTAAACTTATTCAAAACACGGTGGTAGAAAAAAAGATACCTTATATGGATGCCGTTATTCACGTATGTGAAAAGAATGACATTGATGTACAGGATATTAAAAAATTTATATCACCTGCAGTTAAGGATAAGATTGAAGCGGAGGCTATGGATTTAAATTTCTTACCAAAGAAAAATGCAATCGATAGTTCACTTTTTGAATAGTATATATATTACTATACAAAACATATTACAGTTAATATTTCAGCAAAATAAGGAGACAATACTATGTCATTTGAAACATTAAAACGCAATCGCGGTAGCAACATCAACAAAATCATAAAAGCAGCGGAAGCCACAAACAGTGGTGAACAAAAGTCTTACGTCGATGAAAGGATATGGAAACCAACAGTTGATAAAGCTGGTAATGGTTATGCAGTTATAAGATTCCTTCCTGGCAAAGATGGTGAAATACCATTTGTAAGATATTGGGATCACGGCTTTAAAGGTCCTACTGGATTATGGTATATTGAAAATTCACTAACATCAATAGGTCAAACTGATCCGGTTGGTGAATTAAATTCAAAGCTTTGGAACTCTGGTATTGAATCAGATAAAGAAAAAGCAAGATCTCAAAAAAGAAGATTACACTATGTTACAAATATTTATGTAGCACAAGATCCTTCAGCACCACAAAATGAAGGTAAAGTATTTCTTTATAAGTTCGGTAAAAAAATATTCGATAAGATTTATGATCTTATGAATCCAGCATTTGCCGATGAGCAACCAACTGATCCATTTGATTTTTGGGAAGGTGCAGACTTCAAACTTAAGATAAGAAATGTTGAAGGTTACAGAAACTATGATAAATCTGAATTTGCTTCAGCATCATCTCTTCTTGATGGTGAAGAATCAAAACTTGAAAGTGTATATAATGGACTACACGATTTAACCGAGTTCACTAATCCAAAGAACTATAAGACTTATGATGAGTTAAAGACTAAACTCTCAAGAGTTCTTGGTGAAGAAATGAATGCTGGTTCTTATAGAGTAATGGAAGAAAAGAAAATCAATGAACCTATAGAATCACTGGAACCAGTAACTGCAGAAGAAGTTGATACTTCCGATGAAGATACTATGTCTTACTTTGCAAAGTTAGCAAGAGAAGATGCTTAAACTAAGCCTATAGCTAATCTAGTATTTAATGGGTTCTCATTATCATTCGATTTTGCAGAGCCCATTACAATAGCATTATTACTAGTATTATTATAACTATTTGATGTGTTAACTGATGCGTCAGTATTGATATTACCGTTTGTACCAGTAACATTTGAGTTGTTATCTCTTGTTATAGCTGGTGCCGGCACAGGACTTATATTTGTTTTATTTAGTATATCTTGAGTTTTATTCATAAGTGCACTTAACTCGTCGATCTTTAAATTAGGATCTAAAAAACCGTTTTTGAAATCAGCTTCAGGAATACCATCAAAATATCCACTTCCGACTTTTCCACCGTTTGCCATAGCGTTTAATAAATCTAATTGAATCTTCATGCTACCAATCATATTTTTTACGCTTCTTTCAAAACTTCGTAAATTAGTGTTTCCTAGCTTTTTAATATTATCGCTAAATTTACCTAAAACTTCAGATAATTTTTCTAAATTTGACACAGATTTCATGTCTAAATCTTTTAAAGGTTTCATAGAATCTACTATTGATTTAATCATGTCTTTTCGAGATGTCGCTTGATCTTTAAAATCAGTTCCAAATAAAAAATTTGCGGCTTTCTTTGCAACGTTAACAATAGTATCGCTTAATTGCCCTAAACCTTGAGATCCTAATAATGCTAGCATTGCAGGCCCTAAAAGCCCGACAGCTTTAACTTTAGCTCCAATGTCAGAGGGTAGAGCTGCAAGTTCATTCATACCTCCAGCAATATTTTTCATGATTTTACTAATATTGCTGCCATCAGCTCCGATAAATTCTGAAAGCTTGCCAGCTCCTGCTAAACCAACTAAGAATGCACCTAATCCAAAACCTACAGCACCTAATCCAACCACAGCTTTTCCTGCAAATAAAGCACCACCCGGAATAGCACCAAATATAGCACCAGCAGCAAATAAACCTGTCATTGCGGCAAGACCTTGACTATCAAAAGCACTTAAACCTTCAGCTATATTTTTGAGTAATGCTCCTAAATTACTTCCGTTTGATCCTATCACTCCTCCTAATGCATCTAATCCAGCTAAAGGTGTTAAAAATGCAGCAATACCAACACCTATTGCAGCTATTCCTACAGTAGATTTTGCGGTTTTGCCGACTCCAAATAATGCTCCTAGCGCGCCGCCTGCAGCCATTAATGTGCCAAGG